CACCAGGAATCACTATTTTAGAATATAATTCCTGGGTCTGATAAACGTGGTTGACCACTAAACATGGAATATCTTTCATGGTTAAGTGTGGTGTGATAATACGAAAAACACTGCGAATCGCCTTGGCTCTGGACATATCCGCAACACCTTTTTCAGATTCGGCGTCTTCCACTTCCTTTTTAGATGCAAGGGCACCAAGTGAATCTACCATAATAAAAACTTTATCACCATGGTCAATAGCCTCGAGTCTCTTGACGATATCGAATTTTAATTGTTCCACATGTTCTATTGGGATATGGATAACTCTGGTTGTATCAATACCACGCTGCTTCAAATATGCAGGTGTTATACCAAACTCAGAGTCGTATAATAGCGCGACCGCATTAGGAAATTTATCCAGGTAGGCTTTCATACAAATTAGACACAATAATGTCTTAAATGACTTTGACAATCCTGCAACCACAGTCAAACCGGGGAGAACTCCACCATCTAAAGTTCCACTAAATGCCACATTTAAAATTGGCAAATCCGTTGTAACTGGGATTTTCTCAGCGAAAAATTTAGATTCAGACAATACTGATGCAATCTTAATTGAACCAGCTTTAACCATTTTATCAAGTAAACTCATTTGGACTTCCCTTTCTTAATTAGACCACGAAGCCATCCGCTCCCAGGACAGCTATTTGATTTCTTATTAAATTCCCCATCATTCCACCATAACATAGAACCCACAATCTTTCCACCAATTCGACCACCGGTCGCAGCAAGTTCTCTTATTTTTTCTGGATTAGATAATCGCCATTCTTTTGAACATATACCACCTCGATTACCAGATTTTTCTAAAGCCATAGCACCAATCTGTGCCCATTCTGATCTTAGATATTGTAAATCTTCCCTATAAATTCCAGTTCCTGCTCTCCTTGTTTGGGCGCCGCCCAGTTGCCCATACACTACACTTTCTTCGTAGGTGAACGATCCTACTTGTTTAATACCAGCTTCGATGTTTATTAGATTTTGTGTTGCTCTGCACCAGGTTGGATCGAAAATACCAACGGACGTGGACTTAGTAGTTGCACCACCTATCTTTCCTCCAACAGATGCAGATAGTAACATAAATTCTCGTCTGGATAGTGTAATATTCTTCATCGCAAAGTATGCTAACTTATTACCTATAGTGCCTGTCAATTTCCACCTCAAGTGGTGTATAATTGCATGTTCTTTGAATGTAAGAGGAACTACTTCTGTTGAAGAAGTATCTTCATGTCTGGGAATAATGTGGTGTTTATGGTGAATAGAGCTATTATAAACTCTATCTCTCGCTCGTTGAATGAGAGCGTCATGTATTCTTGCATAGTTCATTGATTTACCTTGTTGAGTGTTTTATAGTCAGGAACTACCTGACAATTCTATTTAGGTAAAATTCTCCCCATTTATATAACTATTATACACTAAAACTGACTTTATGTCAATTATTTCTTCTTGTGAGGAACATCGAATACAAACGTAATCCGAGTGCAATCACCGATATTCTCTGCACCATGCATCATCTTATTGTTAAACCAGAACAAAGTTCCTGGTGTAATAACAACTTCCTCATCACCAACGAAATACTTATATGTTCCTTGTATTGCAAGATGATATCTATCCTTGGTGAGATAATATGTTCCCATATCAATATGCATGCCCATATGTCCGCCAACTGGCATTGACAAGAACCCACAACGCTTGAATCCCTTGAAGTGCCGATTCAAGAATCCAATAATTTCTGTGTGTCTATTATATGCAGGTGTTGGTATGCATATTTCTGTATCACCCACGAAATCTTCTACCTTCTCAACACCACCCATCACGAGTTGCAGCGCACTAACATTCATGACAGAGAAGCCACGGTCTGTTAGATCTAGTGCTCCTTCAATCTTCTTCTGGTGACCCCAATCTTCTGGGTACTGCTCCAGCTGCTTCAGTATTTTCGAGACATTAATTCCTGTCTTAATAATTCTAATATTATCCAAAAAAGTCCTCCAACGATGATTGGTGCTCGACAGTCCACCCAAGCGGTGATACAATAGACTGCAGAGCATCCAAGAAAGTTTTCTCAAACATCTTGTCATAGTCAATAAACGTGTTAAGACCAAATTCCTTTGGTAAGACTAGTGGGAATGCAATCACGTCCTCAGAGAACGGATTGGGTTTCTTGACATAGACAAATTTAATCTTCTCACCCTCTTTGATAAGTTGATATTTTTTGGTGAGACCGAGTTTCTTCACATGGTGATTGTATAGCAAAGAACCACGAACATGGATAGGTGTTCCCTTTGCATAGATCGGAGAACCTGCATACTGACGTAAGCCATTCACCCCACGCGGAAATGCAATCGCATCAATCGGTAGTTTGTTGAAAACTTCCCTAAAGTCTGCGATATACTCTTGCAACTTCGACTCATCTCCCTCAAGAATAATCTCGATCGATGATCTAAGTTTATTCCGAATAACAGCAGGTGTACTTGACTTGACAACTTCCAGACCCATAACCTTGAGCTTAGGTTTCGCATATTGCACTCCCTCTGAATTGTGTACATTTAATATATATCGTTTCTTGGCAGTCCAGATACCCTTGTCTGCAAGTACCTCTCGCTTCATCTGCATCTTCTGAGAATATGCATTCATATAGTCAGCGAGTTCTTGGTAACCAGACTCAATGAAGGGACGGAATACGTCCTCGCACATCTTGTCCATTGTTTTGATTTTCTGCTCGGTAGTTTTCCCCACACAGACCTTTTCAATTAAGGTCTCAAGTGTTAGATAAATCGAGTCAGTATCGATTGCAATTACATAATCTACGTCAGTGGTCTTCAGTGTTTTATTGAGGAGAGCATTTAACTTATTCGCCATCCAACGAATGGAAAGCTGACCACTGGTTGTGACCCCCTCAGCAAGCCGAATATCAAAGTAGCGACAATACGGACTTCCAAGTGCGCCGTATGCGGAGTTCAGTGCAATCTTCATTGCCATCTGAAGGTTGGTTAAACGAGAGATCTCTTTCTTCAAATGATTCTTGGACGTATCGTCCTGGTATTCCTGTTCTACCTTGAGCATCTGCCTCTTGAATTTGCTTCGGTCAGTATACATCTTTTCCATCAACTCTGGAAGAAATCCCATGACATCTTTACGATAGCACCATCCATTGGCAGTGAAAGTTAAACCTTCGCTCTTAATATAAGATGTGTCTATTTCTTTGTTGAGGAGTTTATCCACAGTGCATGAAATCCGCTCTGAAGTCAACGTCTCTGGAGATATGTTATACTGCATGATTAAGTGTGGGTATAGAGATGCCAAGTCGAATGAAGCAACCCACTTGTGAAGACCGATGATTGGATCTTTTACGTAAGCACCTTCAAACTGCTCATGCTTGCTTGCTCCAGACTTCATGGGGATAACAATCTTCTTCTTGCGTAGGTGATTATAGATAATGGCATCCCACATTCTTACCTGACCAAACACCTCTTCAAAGTTAATCTTTGCGTTATAACCCATGGTAAGACATAACTCAATAAGTCGCATCTTGTCTTCGAGTCTATCAACTAACTCTACGTCATGGATGTTATATTCCACAAACTTCTGCCAGTGATCCGTATAGAATTCTTTAAACGTGTCGCCTGGATTTTCTTTCTTTTTATCACCAAGTTCTTTTTCGGCAATATAATCTAGACGATAGGACTCTTGCTTCTGATAAGTAAACTTCTTATACAGATCTAGATAATCAAGTTGTGAAATACCCTGAAGATCAAAAGCAATCTGTTCATTACCAAAGAGAGTGACCTTGCGCTCGCTGATAAGTCCCCATGGGGACATTTTAGCTGCGTATGGTGTACCCAACTCACGTTGAATGCGTTTCAATAGATATGGTGTATCAAAGAAAGTAGAATTCCAACCAGTGATAATGTCTGGGTAATTTCCAGACCACCAAGTAATAAACTCTCGTAGAAGATGCTGCTCATCCGTGCATTGATGATATGTAACATCAGCACGTGTATTATTGAATGGTCGCGCACCAAAGGTAACAACTGCCTTTGATTTTAAATCTTTGACCGTAATAAGAAGAATTTCTTCGTTGGCTGTTTTGATATCAGGAAAGCCTTGCTCAGTTGCAGTTTCAATATCAATAGTTGCGACTTTAATTACATCCATGTCCCATTGGATATCGTTCTTATAATTATCAGAAAGGTATTGGTGAATATAGTTGGTATTACCATAAACTTGAAATCCAGAAACATCTTTGTAACGATCAACGAAATCGCGAGTCTCCTTTACAGTTCCAGGCTTAATCTCATCCACAACTGCGCCGTCAAGTGTTCGCCATTTACTTTCTAGATTTTTTGAAGATACGTAGAGAGTTGGGAAGAACTCTATCTTGCGACTATAATGGTATCCGTTCTCATACCCACGGACAAGCATTCTGTTGCCATATGGAAAGACATTTGTATAGAAATTGTTGGACAAGCTATTCCCTTTATATCTTTAGTGTTCTTAAAATTTTCACAGTTGCATCTGGCGCAACGTAGGCTCTAGCAATTTGATAAGTGTAAATTAAACATGCTTTCCCCACATTAACATCATCGCGTCAAGTGCACAGTCATGTACAGGATGATGTTTAATTACTTCTGTTCGGTTAAAGGTTGGGTGCTCCACATCACAATACCCATTGTTCGTTCCATATAGAATATCTACTGCAGTTCTCACATCACGCCATCGAGCATAATTTGTAAGTGGTAATGAACCAGACTTCACTGCAAGTGAATCAATTGCCATTTGGTCCAGCGATCCACGTGCCCAGATAGTTTGCTTCTGTGACTCTGGAAATTTGTTCATGTAGTTATGTAACAGGGTCATCCCATCCTCGGCAGTGACATCTTCTGAAGACGGATCAAAAGAAACGCTGCGGGCGTAGTGATGCTGGTTAGTCCACCACTCTAAGGTGGAGATAGAAGCTGTTCTCTTCAGTCTTGTGATTTGGTCTTTGGCGTTAAACTTCACGAACAGAGCATCACCGAGAAGTTTAGCATAGTCAGGCTTCTGCTCTGGGTCAAAATGAATGAGTGCTGCCGATAAAACGACAGCACTACTCTCAGTATCAAGCGTCTCAATATCAAAGATAAAAATTTTAATTCTCCCCTCGTTCACCTTCTCTGGTAAACCCAGCTTTCATTTTTAATTCTTTATCCCAATCTTTGTCCTTCTTTCTTTGTTGAAGTTCTGCATCGTGTGTATCACAAAGCACCCTTATCCATCCACCACCTCGAGCCTTGCCTGCATTTCCGCACACTTCACAAGTAACTCTAGACATCGACTCCGCCATAGCAACAAGACCAGCAATATACTCATCACCGCCTTGATAATAGAAACGCAGCGAACCGAACTTCTCTTTAATCTGTTCAATAACTACTGGAGGAGTTTCAGGTTTCCACTTCTGGTGACTTTGAATTTTACCAGAGAGTTCATCGATGATAGCGAACCATCCATCACCTACGGCAAATCCACCGTATTTATTTTCGCCAGCATAGAGTTCTGGATAAGCTGTTTCGAAATGTTGCACATGTTCCGAGTTCATTTTAAATCCTTCAACAAATTAGCCACAGACTTATCAAATCTCGTTTCAATATAACGTGGCAGGAAAAGAGACTTTTGTCCACCACCCTTTTTGGTAATAACCTCATTATAGCGGACTGTGATAATCTTCCCGATCCATGACTTAAGATTATTATGTTTGAATCTAGTTTCGTCATCCATACCCGATACGTTTACGCTCAACAGACCGTCTGCAGTTTCGCACTCCAGAGAACCCAGTTGACCCTCAAACTTTCCCTCACCCCAGTTGAACCCAACCACGAGCAAGTCAGCTTCTTCTTCCGCTTTACGCTTCCCTAGATCTTTTGTGCGCTTGGGTTGCCAAACGGAGTCCATATTCTTTTCGATGGAACCCTCTTCACCCAGTGCGCGTTGTTCTTCAAAGAACGCAAGACCAGCTGCTTCATTGGCTACGATAACAGTATTACAAAGACGAATTTTAGACTTGGATAGATGCGAAAGAACACGAGCCGCCATTGTATTCCATCGCTTTACATAGGGAATGGTTCCACTGAAATCAACAATGTCCCATGCCACGAAAACTACTCGCGTGGATTCCTCTTCTGAAAGAGTTCCTTTAATTGCTTTATTTGCAATACCGTTGCTTGTTTTGCGATCCAGTAGTTCACCGACAGTGTTAGTGAAAATCAACTCACCATCAAAGGTTTCGCCAGATTTCATTAACATCTTGGCAGAATAATCCAATGCACCATGGAGATGATATTCCTTGCCAGAGCGCGACCATGCCACTGCTCGGCTTCCGTCAAAGTGTACATGAGCACGTGCTGCGTCCATCTTGGTTTGAGCAAAGGCTGGGTAACGGATACCGCTACAGTCTTTGTGTGAAAGCATTACGTCAAAGGTGGGAATTAATCCTTCCCAGATTTTGTTTGGAGATGTGTCAACTCCGCACTTGAGGTCTCGACCAATAATTCTCTCGATGACCTCGGCGTTAGCAACACTACAATTTTGCAGAATCCAACCCAAGTGGTTAATACCAGCTTGTCCAGTAACTGTGCGACTACTAAGTTCACCCAGAGCATCAATCGCCTCGCTCAAAGCAAGGTCAGGTGCACACTTCCCTGCTGTATAGTCAGGAATCTTTTTAATGTAATACGTCACATACGGGTTTAATGCAGCAACGATTACCTTTTTGAGCAATTCGTTTTTGAATTCGCGTTTAAGAATCGCGAGTTTGGCGAGTTTGCTATTGTCAGCTGACAGTTCATTTAATATATTTAAAATCATCACTTAATCTCCATAATATGTTTACAACGACCACGGTACTTGAACCCGTCACAAGAGCACGATAGTCCATTCTCAGTTTCTTCAATGGTATAAATATCACCCCTGCTACCAGTAACGGTATGTGTCTTATTGCTCACTTCACCAGCCACCTTTAAGTTGCGTTCGAGAACTACAAACTTACGATACCGTGTACTGAACCGTTGAGGGGTGAGCATCTGAAAACTCTTTGGGTCATTCCACTTGAAATATCCAAAGAGTTTATCCATGTTGTCAGACAACAAGTATGTATGGTTTGGAGAAATGGAACCTTTCCAAATAGTTAGTTCTTTAACAAGTATCATAATATAATTATACCCTAATCACGAATTAAAGTAAACTACCAAGATGCATGATATTCAAATTCCATCATTGCCAGTGCGGGATCATTTAAAATCTTGTTTAGTCGTTCCGCGGTATACTCTATACCAGAGAAATACCACTCGTCATAGCTTGTTTCACCAAAGAAGAAACCACCAGCAGTTGGCAACAACTCAGCTGCTATAGCTGAGTTGTTGTTCAATAGAACTTTTGCGCAGATACCATGCAATTCTAGTAGTTTTTCTCTGGAGACATATGCAGACTGGCACTCATCAACTCCGCCTTGGCACTCACGTACAAACCAATTATGGATTGCATTCGCCTTTCGCCAATAAGCAACGCGCACAGACACTTCCTGCGTTCCATAGTCATCATCAGATTCGATGTCAAGCAATTCATTTATTGCTTGTATTTTATCTACATCACCAGCACCAGAATATTCACTCAGGTAACGCTTACCGCTCAAGTACATATCTAAACCCATTATCAACTCCTTAAAAGATTAGTTACTACAAGACTATTATACACTAATTGCGAATTAAAGTAAAGAAGTATTTTAGATGACCCAAGTCATTGATTCTAAAGGGTATTTTAATACCCAGGAAGCTCTAGGAAGCGCGAGAGCGCGTCGAGGATTTAAGGAAGGTAAATCCCAGTATACAGCAAAAAACACCCGAGAGGGGTGTTTTAGGAGGGAGTAGACTAGCGGGATTCTTGTAGGAGAGATGATGAAGCTATCATAATACCTGAACCGAAAAGTCGGCGATATTCATTTTCCATCTTTTCTTCGGGCACACCTTCACTGGCAATGGCAGCTTCACGGAGAGTAATCTTTCCGCTAGAATATGGCATATAAGGAGCAAGTCCAACGCCCATACCCTTGTCTGTTTGTTGAATCATGATTACTGCTGGATCACTGAGAGTATAACCAACACCACTAACTGGTGTGCACTCACTTATAAGTTCTTCACCGCCTATTGTTTTAAAAACTTTTATCATTATGTTTTCTCAATTAAAAAATCTATAAATTTTGCTGCCGCTTCATGATCAGGGAAATGTTTGATAATAAACTTTTCATGGTCATAATAGTGCTTTCCCACAAGCAGAACTTCCGTCTTTTTAAAGACAGAAATTTTCAATATCCAATCTCCACGTCTAACCGACGGGAAGGATACTAAGTTTGGGGAGAGTTTGGCGTCCATAATATGTATTTAGGGATCTAAGATCCTAGACACATATACTGGTTACTAGATCCAGTGATGTCGTAACGTCACATCAGCTTTAAAACGATTCGTACTAGCGGTCCTAGGTGAATACTTTTATTCAGACACAGGTACTTCTGCAGGTGCACTCGCTTGAGGGTCGCCCTGTGTCTTAATCTTATTAATAAGCGCAACAACCTCATCAAAGGGATGCTTACCCATCACGCGAAGAATCATATTTACTTCATCTATTGTAAGTTCAAGTTTAATCATTTTGTTTAATTTTCTTCCCTATAGTATATTTTGCTACAAGTTCCCACTCAGATTTCTCTTTAAAGGATACTACTTTAATTTGAGATAGTGATGCCTTTTGCTCAGCTTGTGCAGGATTGACGATCTTCAATAAACTCCAATCTTGCAAAAGTGACGTGATGGCATTTCTTCTCTCGACATCACCTTGCGTGATATTCGATTCCTTACCATCCAAGGCAAACAATTCTTTGAAGTGGACGATAAAGTACCTACCCTGCTTATGTAGTATATGGCAGGATTGGTATAGTGTGTTTTCTTTTCTGGATGCGATCCCGATGCGGGTAAGTGTCTCACGAATCTTCAGAAAGTTATCTGGTTCAGGTAATATCACCTCAAGCATCGACTCAGGCTTCCAGTCGAAGTAAATAGTTTCAACAGCCATTATTTTCCACCTTTTTCTTGTTTTTGTTTTATAATATCCAGCTGTTCCACTGTGAGAACATGCAACGCTTGCTTCGCCTTCTCGCTGGAGTAGCCATAATATTCCATCACAAGAGATAGGGAGTCATGCTTGACTTCTTTATCGACCCATTTACTGAACCGCTTCCTCTTGGATATACTATTTAGCAAAAACAGGAACTGCTGTTTGGGTGGTAAGAAATGATACCTATTCATTTCGTTCGCATACATCAATGTATCAGGGAAATAAGCCAGTCCTCGATTCACGATAAATTTAGTCTTATTATACTCTTTGACCGACTGTGGGTCGTCTAGGAGATCTTTCTTGGTGTAGGATATTGCATTAATAAAATCGAAGGGTGATGGCATAATATATAATTGGATCTAAAGACCAACTTCTTTCAAATTATCAGGGTGACACTCAAACCTCTGTCCTGGATACCGTGTCTCCAACCTAAGTTCTAATTCCTTTCGTGTACTTCCATTAGCCATAAACTCCTTATTCTCAGCAGAATATACAAAGAATTCGCCATCATGTTTTTCAATTTTAATCGCAAGACGATCCTCATCGGATGACAATGTGGCGAGTTTCGTGAGGTCAACTGGGACTTTCAATAACTTAAGAACCTGCACCCTTGCTCTGTGCTCTCGGTAAAACCAACCAGCAATCATACCAACTATAAAAATCAATACTGTTGATATATCTCCCATAACGGTCTCCTACTTAAACTTACATGCGGCCATTATCTCAGTTAGCGCAGCCATAAGATTGATCTCATGGTCCGCCACGAATGCAGCCTTATACTGGTAATCTGCCAGAATAAGAATTAACTGAGGAACACTGTTCGGCTCAAGTATATTTAGCGCGTTATCATAGAGTTCTCTGAAGGCATGGGTAGTTCCGAAGTCAGTGTTCCTGGAAGCCCACTTGCGGACTTCCAAGAAATTCTTTTCTTTCATATCCTTGCAAAGTTGCTTATAAGACTCTGCACCGGCATTTAGCAAAATGCCAGAATCGATCTTACCCGAAACTGAATACCGCTGCAGTTCGTTTAGGATCCTACGATAATCTGGGAAGAATTTGATAATAAGTTCTGAGACGACCTTGGGGTCAAACTCAATGTTCTCATTCTTAAGAATCTGGACTGCACGTTTAAAGAATGCTGCTGCCATCTCTTGTTTATCTGCGGAGTCTAGCTTGAATTCAATAACTGCGCACCGACTGTGCAGTGGCTCGATGATACGATTTTTGAAGTTACAGGTAAAGATGAATCGGCAGTTATTGGAGAATTGTTCGATGAAAGAACGCAGCGCGGGTTGCACTGAATCCGCATTCATGTAATCTGCCTCGTCAATTATGATAATCTTCTTGGCATCGGTTAACGAAACTGAAGTAGCAAAGTTCTTAATTGTGGTTCTGAGCGTGTCAATATTCCGACCCTCATCAGATCCATTTATCATAATAAAGTCAGCACCAACCTCATTGCATAGTGCTTTGGCTACGGTAGTTTTACCAACACCTGCTGTTCCACACAGCAAGAGAGTTGGCAGTTCTCCCTTGGAAATGTAATCTCTGAAGGTTTGTTTTAATGACTCGGGCAATACACAATCATCTATCTTCAATGGCCGATATTTTTCGACCCAGAGAAATTGATCTTCACGGTTTTCAATCATCAAATACTCCAATCATAATATAGATACTACAAAATCACACTTCAAATGTAGAGTCAGCCTCCACAGCTACGAAGTACTGAAGATCGCCTGGTCCTTTAAACCGAGAGATTTTCTTTGAAGAAATACTCACATCATAGTCGGCAGGAAGCATCTTTAGGTTATCTACCTTGAGATTCACCTTAAAGGTTTTATCAGTCTTGCCAACAACTTCCTTAAATGCATTTGCAGTAACATTCTTTTTATCACCAACGATTGCACGAATGACACTACCATCTCCAGTAATGGAGAAATCCTCTGAGCGAAGTACGCTCGCAGATTTGCGAATCATATCCAGCTGGGAGTGGGTTAGCTTGAAATTAATCTCAGCCTCTGGGAAATTGATACTCTTGGTCGGAACCGTAAGAACATCTGCAGCTGCAGCGTAATATGTAATTTCCTGAGCACCCTGCTTGATCGTTACATACTTCTCTGTGAAGCTCAACTCAGGATCTTCGAACAACGACATAACACCGAGGAATTCATTGAGATCGTAAATACCAAAGTCGGATGGGAAGGTTTCTGTGATTGATGTATCTGCCATCACGTTTTTCTGACCACTGATCGTGGAGAGTTTATTACCAGCCCTCAAAAGAATATTGCTATTAATACCTGCAAAATTCTTAATAATGCCTACGGTTTCTTTACTTAGTTTCATTTAATTTCCTTTAGTTGGTACATCAATCGAATACTTTATATCATGTTCATATAGAAACATCAAACAACACATTGCATGTGCTAAGTGGTTCTTCCCACTTTCGGGATCGTTCTGCTCCCCCTCTTTCCATGACCAGAGATGACGCTGCATTGCGTCAAAGTATCTTCGTTTAGACTCTGGTACACGCTTCCAATTATCCGGTTCATATTTCTCTGCGCCGAATGTCAGAATTTCCACAGTCGCCTTTAATGCGAGTGGAGGCAGCAAACCGTACTGAAGTTTACCACCATCGAATTTTCGCCCAACCGCCATGGCAGGTTGGGACTTTTTACTATCACCTAACTGTTTTCTCATCATATATCCATGACAAAGTGAGTCTAGGCTTCAGACTCTAACACCAATTAGCCTCTCGCGAAGAGGCGAGCACCAGCAACATACTTGGCAAGTGCTACGATGCGTCTGGTCGGTGTACCGATGCGATACTTAGTGGCAACTGTTCCAGTGCTCAATTCGGTTTCATTTGCATAGATACAGTGTCCTTGTTCACGCAGGTTGCGGATTGCGGATGCTGGTTGTGCAATACCAAAGGAAGCAGAGATCTGCTTCGAGGTGAATGCTTTACCGTACTGTAGATGTTTCAATAGCAAGTCTTGTTTCGACATAAATTAACTCCATAAAAGCCATACTTGTGAAAATTGAAGAGGCGATGGCATACCTCCCCAACAAAGATATTGAAGGTTTAAACCTCAATACCGTTTTCTTTTAGAATTCTGTTAAACTCCTCAACCTCTGCAGTGTGCACAGGAGAATCTTCAACAATTTTCTCTAATCGAGATTTAGCAGCTATAGCTACTAGCTTAGTTACTGTAGATTTGGCAGCTTTAGCGACCTTGAGTGCTTTAGGAGTATTCTTGGTAGTCTTCCATACCGTTACTTCTCCAGAAGATGCCCATGGCATTTCATAAACACCGCGAGCCACGATCTGTGTTTTCTGAAGCCACAAGGGGAAACCAAGTTTTTCCTTGGTAGAACCACGCTCAGCTTTCAATAGAAAGTATCCAGCAGATATCTGCTTTAGGGTAAGTGTCTTTTCTTTAGCATACTCAGGGCATACATCGAGAATTCGAACACAAAATGATTTCTGTGATTTAGACAGGTCAACAAACTTTTTCATATATATTTCCTTTAATTTCAAGTTTCAAATACTATTATACATCAATTACCCTTTAATGTCAAATTAAAAGGGAATTTCTTGGTTGGATTCTTGCACGACTGGTTCAGGAGTTGCAACAAGAACCACAGGGTCGTCGGACACCTTATCGTACAGGTCGATGAAGGCAGATTTTGTTGCAGGGTCAAACCGATTGCAACAAAGTTCAACTGCTTTCTTTTTATCTTTAAAGATTGCAAAGGCACGAACGATATGGATCATGCGGCGAGTTGTAATGGTTTCATCCACACCGCCATCCTCAAAGGTGCGGCGAATTGCTTCAGCCCACTTCACCAGTGTTTCTGCAAACTCATCGTTGACACACTGATAAGTGTTCATGAGATTCTTGATAATCTTAATCTCAATCTTTGCTGATGGATATTCCTGCTCGAAAGTTACAGCGAATCGTTCCAAGAATGCTTCATTCAGAATATTGGTGCCGATGTAACGACCATCATCGCTACCCTTACCTTTGGTATTTGCGGTTGCAAGGACATTAAACCCAGCTGCAGGAACAACCATTTCGTTTTTGAGTTTGAAGTAGTATGGTTTACCTTCAAGAATAGGTTGCAAACATAACAGGGTGTTTGCTGCACCAGCATCAATTTCATCAAGCAGCAAGGTAAGACCCAGACGCATGGCAATAAGAACTGGACCCTCAACGATTTGAACATCGCCATTAATTAACGTCTTGGAACCGATGAGTTGTTCTTCATCCGTCATCATGTTTAGATTGATACGGATAAGTGGCTTTTTATGCTTGGCACAAATCTGCTCGACCATGGTAGATTTACCGTTACCAGTTGGTCCAGAAATATATGCTGGGTAGAAAATACCAGACTTGATAATAGTCTCAAGGTCTGAGTAATTACCAAATGGAACGAAGTTTGAATCTCTCTTGGGAATTAAAGCTGACACATCTTTGTAATCTACCACGAAGGACTCCTGAAGTACTTCCGCTTTACGTGCACGCACAGAATTTCCACCTGCTGATGGTGCAGCTACTTGACCACCTGGTATCAAATATAACCCACGACCAACAGATGTTTTCTGCAGCCAGAGAGGATTAAAATCGAATCCACCAGCGTCGCGTGCAGCAATCAATTCATGACGAGTTACGGTGCCATTTGTTTTTGCATCTGGGAACATCTCAAAGAGTTTTTCTTCGTATGCGCGTTTCATATCTTCTGTTACTTTTGTCATCACTCACTCACTTTCATAATAAAGGAACATCTACAACTATTATACCCTAATTACGAATTAAGGTAAAGCACTATTTTATGCAACATATTGAATAAACTTATTCAAAAGGACTCGGCTAGTGCGACTTCCAGACAGGGACTTGCTAAAAATCTTGGCAATTTGCCTCGCACTTTCGTCTCCCTTTAATTCAACATCCACGTCATATACCACCAAAGAATTTTGTGGAATAATAAAGAGATCATCACGACCTGAACCTGACAGTGATGAGAAACCATTGGCGCGAAAGTCTTTGCGCATCTCGTCAATCATAGACCGCTCATTCCCACCGAATCCTGGTAAATTGCTTCGCATGGCATCACTCAAGGCTCTACGACTATTTCTGCAAATATAAAAGCCAACACTATTGATATTGTAACGATCTTTAATTAACTGCAAGATAGCAGCAGTTTGTTTGGCAGAGTATCCGGTGATATCATAATCCTTCTTAGTAATCGGGTCCATCAAATATGCAGTATTTTTTACAGTGTTCGATTTACCTGATACATACGTCCGCTCACTCAAAGATTTACGATAGCTAACTGGAGATAAGGACGAACCTTCACCATCACTTAAAGTGATAAAGGACATCTTCTCAATATTATTTGTTTTGATATACTTACCAATATAATCAGTCATAAATGCCAGGGCTTCATTTAATGGAGTACCACCAGTTGTATAATTACCACGGTGATTGCTGCGAAATTTCCACACTCCATGCAGACGTTTAGCCATGGTAGTGAACTCAACGCTACTCATTTTACTGGAGAAGAACTCCAGTAAAGCTAAGGAAGTCCCATTTTCTAATTGATCACTTTCATCAGAGTCAGCACGAGAACGATTACCAATAGACTGCGCTTCATGAGAAGTTAGTATACCATAATGAGAACTAAAGGCAAATACCTGATATGGAATTTGCACTCGCTGGCAGAACATAGCAAGAGTCATCACTTGCTCAATTGTATCCTTCAAAACCGTGTCCATAGAACCAGACCAGTCGAGCAAGAAAATCATCCCGTGATTCTTACCCTGTGGTATAGTTGTAACACGTTTGAACAAATCCTCATTTAGCTTATAAGACCAAACTTTCTTCATATCAAGCGAACCAATTTTAGAAGTCTGGGCGCGTTTATAAAGAGTGGCACTCTTCTTCATCTCAAACTCTTTAACCAAATAATTCACAACACGCAAAGAATTTGACTGGAATTTATTGAAGGCAGTAATATCATTTGCATCCACTTCTTGCTCACTGGTCTCGTGTAAGATACGCTTGTATCCAACAATAGGATCATAATCAAACTTTCCTAAAGTGAAGTAAGTGTGCTGTGTGTTTTCGTCAGTCAACTCAGCGAGTTTATTGTCCATAGTCGTCTGAGTTATAGATTCTAACTCTTCATCAACCTGACGATCTTCTTCTTTTTTGTCACTCCCAGCTTGACTACCACCAGACGTAGTTGATTTATCTTCTTCTTGCTGTTCTTCTGCATCTAGTTTAGGATCAGATGGAACTTCTAAACCACCTTCTTGTTCTTCTGGTTCTTCACTCTCAGGAGTGGTCTCTGATTCTTCAAAGTCATCATTGTCATAATTAGCAGAATCTTCATCGAGCTCATCGAGATCATCGGGATCTCCATACTCCATGTTATCTTCTTTAAGATCTTCTAAATCTTCTGGTTCTTCCATACCCTTGAGTTGAATCTTATCCCTTGCTCTTGCTTTCGAGAAAGCATAGACATCGTGTGCCAGAGCAATAACTTCAGGCACAGTTTCTGTTTTCTCAGCACGATTGACAAATACTTTCTCTTCACTATCAAACACCACACCACAAGCGAATCCAGCCTTGAAGTATAAATTGATGCGGTCAATAAGATTGATTGTATGGAGTTTAACTGTTTTAACGCCGAAGTAGTCCTTCTCATTGAGTTCTGCATAACCAGCATTCATGGTTTTACGAATACCAGGATAACGACGTTTCATCAATTTCTCAATGCGCACGTCTTCCAATATGTTTAGGTAACTCATGAGTTTTGGATTTGCATGAAGTGGAACGAAGTATTCTTCGGTCGTATACAATGCGTGACCCACTTCATGACCCACTAACATACTTTCTACAATGGGTGACATATCTTTCCACAGGGGCAATGTAAGCACACGGGATTTTATATCAAACGATGCAGAACGTGTTCTGGCGCGACGGACACTTACATTTTCATTTGCCAAGAGTTTGGCAAAAAGATCCACAGCATTCAACTTAGAGTTCATAATTAGCCTTTATCACTATCACAGTAACTATTATACCCTAATTGCGAATTATTGTAAAGGACTATTTTATGTGTGGTAAGTTGTTGATTTTAAAGGGAGTTAGTAAAGCGTTAAACTATTATGCTGAAATCATTGCGTTTCTCGAACTTAATAACGCTATGGAACTTGTCAAAGAGCTGGTCGCCCTTATGGCTAATTACAAAAATATTGGTCTTTTCGCTAAGTTGAGTCATCAAGTTTAAGAAGTAATCAGTGCCGGCGGTGTCGAGGGAAGAATCAAAAATCTCATCGAGCACAAGAAGGTTGGTATTGACTGAGTTCTTCATCTTTGCTATTTGGCGCCACGTGAAGAGAATGGCAAGATCTATTCTCATTTTCTCCCCCTCAGAGAAAGACGCATAGGTAAAGTCGTCACGGTAGCGACTCTTCACAATCTCATTAAAGGACTCGTCAAGTTCAAAGTGTATATAAGCATCCATTGCCATTAGATATCTGTTAATAAGTTTATTCATGGCAGGTAAGTATTCGCGAATAATTGCTGTCTTAATACCAGTATCCTTCAATAATACCGAAGCAACTTCTTCAAGGTTGCGAAGTTCTTGCAAGGAAGTTTTATTTTTTATCTTCTCCATCGCATCAAGAGCCAACTCCTTTAACTTGGCTTTCTCATCATCAACGTTGGATGTATCAGCCGAGGACGCAGAAATCTCTTCAAACAAAGACTTGTTCATCTTATTCAAGATAGTTATGTTTGAGTTGAATGTTGACGCCGCGATATTTAGATCAGTGATTTCTGTTAGAATAACATTAGCTTCATTTAGCTCGTCATTTAGTTTTATGAAGATATCTTCTAAATCACTCAACCGTTTGTTCTCCAACTCAATCTTAACAGTCAACTCGGAAATAATAGTTTCTTTATGTGTGTAGGGAATACCCTGTTCGCAGGATGGGCATACACTGTTCTCAATAAAGAATTCGCTATGATGTTCAAACTGCTCAATTTTAGAAGATAGTCTGGTTTTTAGGTTCTTTGCTTTCTCAAGGTCACTGTCAATTTTATTCTTATTCTCGACATGTGATTGGAGTGCAGCAATCTTGGCAAGTGTCTCAGTCACCTGTTCTTGACTATGCTGTATTTCTGTATTATTAATATCGACTTTGGATAGCAAAGATTTAACAGCATCCGACTTGGCATCGGAAAGAGTCTTAATGAGAATATTCTGGGACGCAACTTTAGCCCTGGCTAGCGTAATCTCTGTCTCAATACGGGTGATTGTATCTTTTGTGCCACGCGATTGATCCTTCAATAACTGATTCATTGTTGAAAAGATACGGATATCAAGAATGTCTTCGATGACCTCTCTGCGCTGACCAGAAGGTAACTGCATAAAGGGAACAAAAGATGCGCTACCAAGAATAACTACTTGAGTGAATGTCTTATAGTTTAACTTGAGGATCTGCTGCTCTAGAACCTTCTGGTAGTCACGGGCTGCAGCGTCTTGGTTCATCAAGACGTCATCAACATAAATCTCAAAGATATTTGGCTTTATTCCACGTACTATTTTGTATGATTTGGTACCTATAGAAAGTTCTATTATTACAAGACAATTCTTCCCATTGATGGAATTGATTAGTTGATTCTTATTAATGCTACGAAACGGCTTCCCAAATAAACCAAAACACAGCGCGTCTAGGATTGTGCTCTTACCCTCCCCATTTTTGCCTATGATAAGGGTTGTAGCAGATTTGTTTAGCAAGACTGTGTTTGCGGCGTTACCCGTGGAAAGGAGATTTTTCCAGGATACAGAATGAAAATTTATCACGAATTAGATGTCCATTTTACACCAAGA